TTATGGGTGATATTCGATATCATGCCCGAGAAGCTGGTTTAAAGGTTCTTAAGGGTTTAGTGGAGTATCCCAATGGGACTGTAATCAAATCATTAAGTCAAAGTTATCGGTCTATTGCAGGTGCTCGTCATGCGATGACCGTTTGGGATGAATTATGGGGATACAGTAGTGAGGACAGCCGCAGGGCTTGGGATGAAATGACCCCTATTCCTACGATTCCCAATTCATTGCGTGTAGTTGCAACCTATGCTGGCTTTGAAAACAGCAGTGATTTGCTGTGGGATCTGTATTTGCAGGGGGTTGGCCCCGAAGAGAATGAACACGGTCAAGGGAAACCTATTCCAGAGCTTGCAGATCTCCCTTGTTGGCAGAATGGGCGCTTGTTTACCTTCTGGGATCATGAGCCCCGCATGCCGTGGCAGACTGATGAGTATTATGAGAGCCAAAGAAAAAGTCTAAGACCCTCTGCGTATATCAGACTGCATACAAATTCATGGACTAATAGCAGTGAGGAGTTTATTCCGATTGAGTGGTGGGATCGAGCATGTGAAGCCTATGCAGGGCCGGCTGATCAAATCCCTGATCACCCTTTTAAAGGGAGTGAAATTGTTATTTCAGCGGATGCCTCTACGAAAAGGGACTGTACCGCAGTGAGTGGATGGGCCCACGACAGTGTTCGGGGAAAAACTATTCAAATGTTCCATAAGATATGGACCCCTGCCCCCGGAGAAGACTTTGACCTTGAGGCCACAGTAGAAGCCTGGATTCTTGAGAAACGCAAAACCTTTAATATCAGAATAGTTGTGTATGATCCCAGGGATCTACACCAAACCATGGTGAGGCTAAGGGCCCGCGGCGTAAATTGCGTCGAATATACGCAATCGGTCATAAATATGGTTAAGGCCAGCCAAGGTTTTTACGATGCATTGAAGTATAATAATATAGAAGCCTACCCTGATGAAGAGTGGCGTAAGCATATTCAGATGGCTGTAGCGGAAACAAAAGGTGGTGGGTTTCGTATAGTTAAAGATAAAGGGAATCGCAAGTCTCATGTTGATGGTGCCGTATCTTCGGCAATGGGTGTATATATGTGCATTCAGGGGTCTGATCTATTTACAGGGGAAGAGGTGAGGATTCAGTCACCTTTCGCAGATTCCTCGACCTGGAAACAAGATTCCCAGCAGATGCAATTTTCATTTGAATTTCAGGATAATTAAGGAGAGTCCATGGCAACTAAAAAATCCCCGAATGTAACTTTAAGTACGGCTAAGGATGAAATGGATATTTTATCAAAGCTCCAGAAGGCCAAGGGGGATTGTAAACCTTGGCACGACTCCATAGAAAGACGCCGTAAGCTTTATAATTTTGATCATTATGACTCCCGAGCAAAAGCAGGAGAACATCGTTACATTGATCCTACTTATACCAATACTGTGGATCTGAGTGTTGGCATTCTCCTGGGCAATGAGATGAAGTGGCATGCAGTGAAATGGAAAAAGGATGCCAGGGCGCAGATCGAAAGTGATAGCATGGAGAAGTTCTTGAATGGAATTATTGAGATTAATAATTTCAGACAGGAATATAACATTCCCTATGAAGTCTACAAACATTTCACGCGGGATGGTGCAGCTGTTCTCTACTCAACCTGGGATGTAAACTATGCGAATCAGTCTCTTGAGTATGAGGAGGAAATTGATGAGGAGTCCGAAACCGGATTGAAAAAGAATCTAGTATATGAAGAACCTCCGATCTTGGTGCAGGTTATTGATCCCCTGAATATGGTCCTTTCCATGGGTGGTCGTAAGAGGTGGGACATGGCTGCTTGCTATGAGCAGGTATCTGTGTATGATGTGGAGCACCGGTTTAAGACAATTCTCAAAGGGTACCGGGGAATGTCTGATCTGGAGAAGCAAGCTCAGAAGGGAAACCTCATTGATTACTGGGATATAATCCAGGTTAAGAAAACCAAAACACTGGATGGGGTGAAAAACGATCTGAGTTATGATGCTCCCGTTGTGAGATGGGCAGTTTTGTTTGAGGATGAATTTATTAAATCCCCAGTCGTGATGGATGATTATGAAGATCTCCCTTATACGATTAATTTCTTCCAGCCAGTTGATCGGGTGGATCCAAAGGAATGGGGACGCAGCATCATTGATCCGTTGATCCCCTCCGTTGAATTACTTGAAAGATCAGTCAATCGCCGGCAACATCAGATTGACATTTTCACATCTCTTCCCCTGTTATCTAAAACCAGGGGCGGCAAGAAACTTGTGTTTGACCCTGGAATGGCCCAAAATGTTACGCACTTGGATGCAGATGATGATGTAGCTTTCCCCGTGTGGCCAGGCAATGCCCCGGATGTCCAGGAGCAGATTGATTTCGTTCGGGCCCGTGTGCAGCAGTCTGGGTTCTCTGATGTAATGTTTGGATCCGGAAACAGTAGCGGAAGTGGTTATGCCCTCTCCCAGTTGGGAGATCAGAACCGCATTCGTCTTGAGCAGCCTGTGACGCATTTGGAAATGCTTTGGACTCATTGGGCTAAGAAAGTTTTGAAGCTCACGGAAGAATTTGCAGAAGATCGCAAGATTAAGGTGTATGGCAGAAGCCGCGGGCAGGATTATGCAGATGAGATCAGTGGGGAAGGTATGACTGGTTTCCTGGTTAAATGTGAAATCAAACCTGAATTCCCGAATGAGAAAGTTCGTAATCACGCGATGGCTACTCAGGTTAAGGGTATTTTGGATGATGCAACTATCATGGAGAATTACCTGGGAATTGAACAGCCCAGTGACATTCAGGATAAGAAGATTGCTCAACAGGCCCTTAGCAATCCGGCCTTGATGCAGTATGCGATGATCAAACAATTCAGGGCTCTTGCTCAGACTGACTCAGATGCGGCAATTGTCCTGAGGCTCCTTGAGACTCAGTTACAGCAGGCTGGTCAGGCAAATTCTCAGGGGAGTAATCCCGAACAATTAACGGGTACTCAGGGTGCAAATGGTCAGGCGACTCCTCAGGCAGGGGGAATGCCTCCGCCCGGTCAAGGGGAAGCAAATATGATTAATGAAATGGCAGGGACATCCCCTGGAATGGATGGTCAGATATGACAATAAGCCCCTCAATTTTTGAGTCTGCAGTAAACCGGACTGTGAAGGGGGTGGACGTAGCTACATCTAAAGTGGTTAAATTAATGGGGGTCCCAAAAGACCCCTCTGTTCGTGCTTACTCTATGTTGGAGCCCTCTGATTTTGATCAAATCGTTTCCCAGTTTGGGGAAGGGCCTACCTTGGATTACATTAAGACAATGGAATTAAAACTCCAAAAAGGTAAATAGGAGGGTATATGGCAACTACCGGCGCCGGCAATACCAGTAAAACAGTTTCGAAAGTAACCTCTACTTCCACCCTGTCTATGACTGCTCAACAGGCAGCTCAAAGGGCAGCCGAAGCAGCCCAAAAAGCCGCAGCTGCAAAGGCCCAAGCCGAAGCTCAGGCCAGAGCCAATGCTAATCTCGCAGCTGCAGAGGCTGCAGCTAAATCCAGGGCAAATGCCACCCTCGGTAAAACTGTGGCAGATTTTAATCAGAATCAAGCTGACTGGGTAGCGAATAAAGACGCCCTTGCAGAGGCTTCTCGAAGGGCCAGTGCAGAGGCTCAAGCTAAGGTGGATGAGTGGAATAGGCAGATGGCTATGACGGCCCCAGTTTCGACTTCTACATATATCCCTCCGGTTCCTCAGGCTTCGGCTCTTTCGACTATTAATAAGGCGGAGTCTCAAGTGAAATCACCCTTACCTACGGGGTTACTTCCAGACTCTGATAAAGTTCTTCAGAATTTAGCGAAGGAATGGGATTCCTTATATAAGTACGTGATTGACGATAATGGAAAGCCTTTGTTTAAGAACTTTGCAGATTTTGCCCAGCAACAGATGGGATCAGTTGCAATTGGGGCTGGAAATCTCGGACCCCTCGGAGCCGTGAAACCGACTGTTGCACCTGAATGGAACATGGCCCCTCAGCCTCAGGTTACTCAGGGGGAACCTTGGATGTGGCGTCCGGATAATTTTCCGTCCTCTGTTCCAACGAATACTACAGGAACTCAAACAGAGGCTGAAGGGGAGACTGTTTCCATAGGACAGCCTTCTCTTCCGGACATTACCTGGGCCGAGAAATATCAGGTGGAAGGGGCCCCTTCTTGGTGGAAGGGTTATATTCCCAGTCGGAATGATCCCCAGACTGAGTATGCGTCTCTGATGAATTCCATGATCCCTTACATGTCCCCTGAAGATCAGAGATCAACGGCTTCATTTCTATATAGGCTTTATCCGGATGTGTTCTCTACATACAACCCAGAAATTCAAGCCATGCCGGCCATTCCAACAGAACTTTCAACTGAAACTCAGAGATGGATGACTAGCCTGCAGAGGGCTAATAACATTCTGGATACCCTCTCCAAGGTTAAGACAGCCACTGGATCTGATCAAAGTTTTGGCCCGGGATATGAATATCTGAGGGCCCTTGGAACAATTTTACGGGATATGGGAAATGAATCAGGGGTCGGTCAAACAAGACTCCAGAGGCAAAATCAAGTTTCTGCCCTTGACCCCCTGACTGCGGAGACGAGTTCAGATAACTTATCTGCATATTCAACCTTGACAAGAATGCTATCCCAGCCTTATTATTCAGCTGGAAGTGTTAATCCAACAACCACCTTATCAAATGGTCAGGTGATTCCGGGTAGAGCAGTTTCCAATTACTTTTAATCGGAGGATAAATGTCAGATAATTCCAATGCGGGGACTTATTTTTACCGAACCCCAGACAAGAGAACTGCCCAGGTTGTTACGACTACAACCCCAACCAAAACCACTGTGACCAAAACAGGCCCCGGTGGATATACAGTTAAGGCCCCGACAGTTCCTGCTACTATTAATCGGCCTGTCGTGACTGGTCCAGGGGGATATGGAATTAAAGCCCCTTCGAGCACTCCAATGGGACAGCAGATTGATAAGTACGTGCAGGCGTTAGCTGCCAATAAGGCCAGTAAGACTGCCCCCATTCTGACGGTTCAGCCTGAAGTTAATCAAATGGTGGTGACGAATCAACCAAAGTCATCTCCGCAGATAACTGTAGATCCCAGATTAAAAGAGAATAGCATTTTATATATGGACCCCGTGTCGAAGATCATTTCTACAGATGAGACTAAAGGGAAGCCCTTATACTGGACTGAAAGCGCGAATGGAAAGGTTCTCGAACTTGGATTTGACGGAGATTTTGAGGCTAAGTATTCTACAAACCTAAAACCAATTCTCGATTATTTAACCTCATACACCAGACCCAGTAGTATATCCCCGGCTGCCGGCAGTATTTCAGCTCTTCTTAATCCCGTTAAAGAATCTACAACTACTCCTAAGACAGGATCAGTTTCGACGGGGGAACCTCAACCAACTGCCTGGACTGAAAAAGGCACCATGGGAACTGTTTATTCGGCCCATGAGTTTGAGGCATTGAATGAAATAGGAACACTGAAACCAGGTCAATATAAAATTTATATGACTGATGCGGAAGGACAGACCAGACCTATTGTCTTATCTAATCGCCCCGTTACTACTTTTGATAAATCAAATTCCTTCTTACAGGGGTTCTCAGAAGCCGTCATTCAGCCGGCCTCCCAGGCCGCGAAAGTTAATCCAGTTGTGGATGTTATTTGGTCTGGATTTAATGCCATGGTTAGTGGGGTTGCAAATAAACTCAAACTGGCTGCAGAAGTCCCTGTGAGATCTCTATCTTGGATTATCAATGCAGCTAAGGGTGGGGAATCTTGGGCTGGTTGGATGGAGCGTCAGAAAGAATTCTTCGTAGATACAATCGCTCGTACAACTAAGAATTCATTACAAGATATTGCCAGGGCATTTAACAGGTTTAACCCTTCTGTCAATCTCCCAAAACCGACAAGCTCTTTTGAATCTGCAGCCCAGAACCTCGGAGCAGGGGCTTTTCAGAGTATGGATGCTCAGATCTTTAATGCTGGGACAGAGAGCGGAATAGTTGGGCCAGGTGATTTGGTCAAATCCTCAGAAGATGCCGTTACTTTGGGCAAACAAGAGAAAGCCAATTCAGATGCTTTAGCTGCAGAGGCTAAAACATTAGTCGATAAAGTTCAGACTACCCCTTACGGGGAACAAAGCGAATCTGACCTTCTCCGTATTCGGGAATCTATTACTGAGATGATCAACTCAGATGAGAAACGAGGATATGCCGCGGAGAAATTATCTCCCCTGAGCGTTAATCCATGGTTTGCTTTTGATTGGCAAAGACGTCCAGAGGCCTATGAGGCTTTTAAGAATGCCTGTGTTGAAACCGCAATTCAGAAAATGGCGATCGGGCAAGATCCCCACTTAACTGAAAACGAATTAGCGAACCTGAAAGGTGCTTTCGCTGATCCAATTGTTGAAATGGTTGGATCTGCAGCCACCGATGTCTCTAATGTAATCCCCTTTGAATTGGTATTTGAGGGAATTACAACTTCAATTAAATCTGCAAAATCAGCTCGCCAATTGGCCGAGTATTCAAGGGTCTCTATGGAGCTTGCGGATGAGTGGATTTCCACAGGGAAAATGGTAGGATCAGCCCCTGGATTAAGAGCAGCAGATTTTCAGGTGGAAGTTCAAAGACGTTTGTTTGATCTTATGCCAGAAGGTAAACAGTGGATGCTTCAGCAGGCTGCTAGATCTAAGAGCCTTTCAATTCAGGCGGGGGCTGGAGACGTTGCCAAGCATCTGGCCCAGGCTTCCGGTACTGCGGATGATTTCTTATCTTCTGTTGAGGATATCTCTGATTTTGCGAATGCTGTAATTAAGAATGATCCAAAGGCCTCTGATTTGGTTTTGAATCTCCCCGTGAATATCCGGGGACGCCAACAGGCTTGGTTATCTGAGTTGGCTAAAGTGATCGAGCCAAATAAATGGGGGGAACTGGCGGAAAACGCTAAGACCTTTGTAACTGAAACCTTCTTCAAGCAGTACCTTTCGGAAGAGATTGATATAGCTAAAAAGCTCGGGGATGATGTTACAGTTCCGGAAGTGCTTGATGCCATTAAAGCTAAGGCAGCCTCTCGGTCTCAAGCAGCCGTTACCCCCAAAGCAGTCTCCCAGGTTTTTGCTGATTATTTCCGCAAGAAATTTATTGCAGATAGTCAGGTATTTTGGAATTCCAATATTTTGAATGATGGATGGTTTTCTTCCCTGGTTAAGGTCTTCCCTGAACTGAAGACGAACAAACTCGGTAAGATTATTGCAGGTGTAAATAATATCCAGAATGCGATCATGGGTGGATGGTTTAATGCGGTCCTGTCCTTGAGGCCGGCCTGGGTAATCCGTAACTTCCAGGATAACGTAGCTCGATTCATGGTTGCTGGCGGGACCTGGGGTGGAGATCTTGGGACGATGGTTAAGGAACTTGGATATATTCCAGATGATCTTACCCAGTCCATGAGAATGCTCCCAGATTCAAACCCGAGCTCTTTGGCATTCCGCCAAGAGCAAGGGTGGAAACCCAGCACCTTATTGGATTTCTACAAATGGCAGGCTAAGAACCTGTGGAGTAAAGGTCCTACTCTTACCCTTGAAACGGGGAACTGGAAAAAGGTCTTAGGATCACTTCTAAGGGATGCCAAGGAATTGTTGGATACCTCAATTGGAAATTCCTTTAAACTCTTGAGCCGAGGAACTGCTGACTGGAATAACTTTGTTGAGGATACTTTCCGTATCAGATTATACTATACGAAATATACTGAGAATGTGGCAGCCCTTCGCAATATCCTTGATCCTCAACTCTTAGGGGATCTTCCTAAAGAATTCCAGCCAATGGCTAAAGCCCTCTTGGATAAGGCTAAAAATAACCCACTTAAATTAAAAGATCTTGCACAGTTGAAAGATGCAACCCTGTTCTCTCATTATCTCCCTGAAGAAGTTCTTCAGGCTTATGGAAAAGTTAGTCCAGTTGATCAGGCTAATTTCTTTAATCCGATTCGCCGTCAGCTGGAAGATTTTGTGGTGTCTATTCGCAAGAATTACGACAGAGTCCCGACTACCCAAGAAATTGTCGGGTTCTATGATGGCATCATGAAACAAATTGATGACTTCCACACTGCCTCCAAAGCTATGCACGGCCAAATGCTCGAGAATATGAATTTAGATATGGCTGCCAGAAATGCGGAAGGTGCTACCCTGGATGAGGCCGGAGATGCTGTAAGACTTCCTGATCAGGAAGCATTAGATTTCCGCACGAAGATGGGAGAGGTTGGAAGTGTCCCGGATGAATCTGAGGCCTCTCGAATCTTGAAAGCTAATGGCATTAAAGAAATAGAGGGGGAATCCCCGGTAACTACCCTGCGTAATTGGGTAGATGGAACTCAACCCAAAGGCCCTAAGATCATTGAGCCTGAAGCTCCCCCCATGAATGTAACGGTTGCTTCATTTGAATCTGACATTACTCAAGATGAAGATCTCCTGAAAAACATGGAGATCGGTAAACAGTGGGGACCTGATTATCAGGCAACCCTAAAGGCTAAGATGAATTCTCAGATTGAATTCACCGGAGATTATCGCATTAAACGGGATGCTCTTCCCCTGGATACTCAAAAGTATCTTACGGATATGCAACTTGACCTAGTCGAGGCCAGCAACAGAACTCGGGTTGCCTTAATTCAGAAATTCCCCTGGCCAGATGCGGACCCCAATTTCAGACCTCAGCTCTGGGAAAACTTCGAGCAATATTACACTGCGGCAAGAAATGCCCAGAATGAAGTTTTGAAACATATGATGGATACTCTGAAAGAGGGTAAAGTCCCAGCTAAAAAATTCGATTGGGTAGAGTATTATAAGACTGCAGGCATTGAGTTTGAATTCAATTCCGCGGATAATATCTCCTCAATTAAATTTACCATTCCGGATAAGTATGGGCAATTGCCCCGCCCCGTGAATCGTCCCTTGGTATTGAATGAGTTTAGAAGTGCCTTACGGGGTAGATCTGCTGGGGATATCCCTGACAAGGAAGCCCTCGGAATGCTTAATCGCCTAACTGATCGGGACACTGAGAAATTCCTGCAAATGTCCGGTGGAATGCCTAAGCCTGTTAAGATTAAAGCTTCTGTAATTTTGGCAGACCCTGAGATTAATAAGCTTCTCACAGGGGATGCCCCTATCGGTAAGTGGGATAATTATAAGAATTTCATTGATCCCTATAAGAC